AAAACACGTAAAGACCAATCACAGCATCCTCTGAGATGAATTCCTTGGGTTTTTCCACAATTTGAATAATATTATCGTTTTCATCCGTTTCAACTACACCATATGCTGAAGGGTCTTTTACCTTGTAGGTGTAAATAGTGTTTGGTTGGGGATGAATGGGGGAATTGCCAATAATGACATTATCTCCAAGAATTAAGCATATTTCATCAGCATCTTTGATAAATTCCTCTCCAACAATGAAAGCATCCACCAATCCCTTTGGGGAATCTTGAATAGCGTAAGAAAGATTCAATCCGAATTTACTTCCATCTCCAAGCAGAATCTTGAATTGTTTCTGTTGATCCTCATCGGCATTAATAATGAGAATGTCAACATATCCCATATCCTTCAGTGTTTGGAGTGGAAATGCAATGACGGGCTTATTGTATAAATTTAAAAGCTGTTTTGATATTACCTTGGTTACAGGGTAAAGACGGGTTGCCCTCCCACCCGAAAGCACAATACCACGCTTAATATTCTCTTGCATATTTTTCCTCTATTTCTTGTTTGATTCTCTTGTCTTCCGCTTGTTTCTCAAGCATTTTATTGAAGCATTCTTTCATTACATCTTTCTCAAATCGCATCTCATAGATTTCCTTCGATTTTGAGCCATCCAGAACGCAATTGCTCCTACCCGTGGCAATGGGAAGATCGGCAAGATATACGAATTTCCAATTATCGTTGTGGAAACCGTATTCTTTCATAATATCACATACTTCCTGAGTGGTCAATGCCCCCGGATTGATGACATTGTAGATGTTCTGTCCTTTCCATTTACCGACTTTTTTAATCAAAAGATTTCTTACAAATTCGCAGAAATCGGGAATATATGTCTTGGAATTGCGGAAATTGATCAGATCGTTGTATTGTCTAATTTTGTTCAAATAATTCCTACCAGATGATTCGTAATGGAATGGCATACGAACGCGCAGAATTATATTATCCATGGTTTTTGATAGGTTTTCAAAAGCGTGTTTGGATTTGGAGTAGAATGAAGCCCTGTTACAGAACAATCCATAATTCGGGGAATCTTCCTCACTCCACACTTTCTCATAACCATCATAAACACAACCAGATGAGATATGAAGATAATTTATATTTCTGGTATTGCATATGGCATTCACTCTTAGAGGAGATGTTGTGTTCAAATCCCAACAAAGCTCTTTTTTTCTCTCAGCTTCGTCAATATTGGGTCTTCCCGTGAATCCTGAACAATTGATCACCGTGTCAATATCATTATTGAGAAGAAATTTATGTAATGTATTTGCATTGTGGTAATCCATTTCTTTAGCCGATTGGATAATCACGTTAAAATCATTTTTCAGATGATTGAAGAGGTGATTGCTGACGTAACCTTTTCCTAAAATTAATAAATTAAGCTTCATATACGTTTTCAATAAATTCCCGAACGTTTTCCAAATTACAAATATCATTTTCGTATAGATATCCCTGTATGCCCTCACATAAATCATCAGCCATTTGGGAAATCTCTTCGTCATCCACGGTATGAAGGAAATCCTGTAAATCCATAATGGATTTGATGATTTTCTCTTCGTGTAGTTCCAATTTTTTCAGTATCGTATTCTTTTTCATCGATGTAGGAATTTATTTAGAGTTTTTCATATGTCAACATTAAATAATCGTATGCCGAAGATTTCTCAAATACCATCCGCAACATTACCCATTATTGGTAATGAAGTGGCTATCATCAATCAAAATGGAAGCACTTATTCCAGTGTTTTGAGTAATTTTATTGGGCGGGGTTCTGATGTTTCTACCTTATCTGCCAATTGGCAAAACACTTACACCACATTTTCCTCAAATTCCGCCAATTATGCAAAGGTTAATGTCAATAATAATTTTTCATCTACCCAAACGTTCACCACAAGTTCAATAAATGTCGGAGGATTTCCTTTATCTGCGACAGTGGGTGGTAATAGTTTGTTTGGTGGTAATCGCGCAGGTAACGGTGCCACATGCGCATGTTTCTCCAATTTCCTTGGTTATAACGCAGGTAACGGTGCCACGAACGCATCCAACTCCAATTTCTTTGGTCGATGTTCAGGTAACGGTGCCACGAACGCATCCAACTCCAATTTCTTTGGTAATGGTGTAGGTAACGGTGCCACATGCGCATCCAACTCCAATTTCTTTGGTAATGGTGTAGGTAACTGTGCCACATGCGCATCCAACTCCAATTTCCTTGGTTATAACGCAGGTAACGGTGCCACATGCGCATCCAACTCCAATTTCTTTGGTCGATGTTCAGGTAACGGTGCCACGATCGCATCCAACTCCAATTTCCTTGGTAATGGCGCAGGTAACGGTGCCACAGGCGCATTTAGATCCAATTTCCTTGGTTATAACGCAGGTAACGGTGCCACGTTCACAAACAACTCCAATTTCTTTGGTTCAAACGCAGGTAACGGTGTCACGAACACAGGTAACTCCAATTTCTTTGGTTCAAACGCAGGTAACGGTGCCACGAACGCATCCAACTCCAATTTCTTTGGTCGATGTTCAGGTAACGGTGCCACAAACGCATCCAACTCCAATTTCTTTGGTAATCGCGCAGGTTACTGTGCCACATGCGCATCCAACTCCAATTTCCTTGGTTATAACGCAGGTAACGGTGCCACAAACGCATGTCACTCTATATTCATTGGTTATAACGCAGGTAACGGTGCCTCTCTATCAGCTTCAATCGCCCTTGGCTCTTGTGCCATCCCCACATCACACAATCAATTAGTGTTGGGGTCGTCAGCATACCCACTATCAACTGTTAATAGCGGCAACTGTTTAGTTGTAAACATAAATGGAACTATGAAGAAAATAGCGTTGCTTTCCGTTTAATGTTATATAAATAGCAATATGATAAAAAATGCTATTTTTCATATTGAGGGGGGGTTGGGTAAAAACATTGTAGCCACTTCGGTTATCCGTTCCTATAAAAAGGAACATCCAATCCACAACATTATAGTAAATTCTGCATATCCTGACATTTTTCAAGGAAATCCTGATATTGATAGGTGTTATCTATTGGGAAATACTCCGTATTTTTATGAGGACTTTATCTTCGATAAAGATTGTGAAATATTTGCACATGATCCATATAAAACAACAAATCATATCACCAAACAACAACCTCTGGTGAAATCGTGGTGTGATATGATAGGGATTAATTACGATGGTTTAAATCCAAACATTTATTTTAATTTTAGGGAAGGGGAAATACCCAGAGCGTTACTACCTCAAACTGATAAACCCATTCTCATCTTCCAACCATTTGGAGGCGCACAAAACCAAGAATTTCCATACTCATGGACAAGGGATATTCATCCTTTCATTGCTCAACAAATAATCAATAATCTTAAAGAACAATATACGATATTGCATATTTGTCACCCCCACCATCCTCAATTACAAAATGTGATTCGCTATGATAAAAATCAAAATAAAAAGATTTTATGTGCCATGTTGAATCTTTCTAAAAAAAGAATTCTAATCGACTCTTCTTTACAACATGCTGCGGCTGCCATGGGATTACCATCAACAGTGGTGTGGGTTGGGACACAACCGGAAGTATTTGGTTATGACATGCATAATAATATAACTCCCCCTGTTACCTTTCCAAAGGGTAATATTAATTCGTATTTATATGATTATAGTTTCAATGGAATCATCCATGAATGCCCATATGATAATATTTATCAAATTTTCAATATCGAAAACATCATAAAATGAGAGATATATTTTATGTGTCTGGCTTACCCAGATCGGGAAGCACTCTTCTGATGAATCTGATGGCACAAAATCCTAAAGTATTCTGTACTCCTACATCGGGTTTGAATCAATTGATGAATAATATCAAAACATCGTGGGGTAATATCATTGAACATCGATCTGATAAAAACGCTGGTAATGATGAAAATTTGAAGCGTATCCTCAACACTGTATTACATTCCTACCATAATACCGAAAAACCGTATGTCATCGACAAATGTAGGGGGTGGGGATTCTCCATTGAAATGTTGGAGGCAATCACCAATAAAAAAACCAAGATCATAGCACCAGTTAGAGATATAAAGGATGTTCTTGCGTCTTTCGAATTATTATATCGAAAGGGTTCCTACAAGTTCAACCCCCAAGGACCAATGCCCCAATGTTTAACAACTGAAGGTAGGATGATGCATTGGGCAAGTTTGGAGGGGGAAGTCGGTGCTGCTTACGCAATATTGAAGGATGCTTTTTTAAGAGGATTGGGGGATAGATTCCTTTTGGTGGATTATGATTACCTGACACATAATCCTAAAATTGTCATGGACGTAATTTGGGATTTCCTCAATATACCCAAATGTGAACATGATTTTGAAAACATATTGAACCAAACACCAGAAGATGATGGTGTTTATAATTATGTCGATTTACATAAAATTAAGAGTAAAGTCACCCCATCCAGTTCAAAAGCTAAAGAAATTTTGGGGGATGAAATATGTAAAGGATTGGATGGTTATGAATTTTGGAAGAAATGACTAAATAATGATATGTCTATACTAGGTAATAACACACTACCACCACCCCCGACACCCAATAAGGAAGTCCTATTGAAACAAGCGGTATCCCGTATCAAAAATCTTTCCAAGGAATGTTTCAGTAATTTGGTGAGAACCCAACGAGAAGGTATTGAGATTGTTTGGGAGGACGAAACCCTCACTCCGCAGGAAATAATTGATGAGATGGGGTCGGATGTTTTTAAGATTTTTCAATTCCATGGGGAGCTTACACAATTTATTCTGATGTTGGCCAAAGGGGATGGAGCAACGGTTGATGTCAAGTATCCCACCCACTCATTTACCGCAAACCTCAGTGCTGGAACTATCACCGTCCACGATACACTTTACCAACAATAATTATATGAAAAAACAACCGACATTGGGAGATATATATGGACAAATGCTGAACAGTGTTCAAGTCGTTCAAGAGAACGCACAGGAAAACATCAACAAGTCCAAAAAAATTCCCAAGCAATCCAAAAACGCTTTCAACGAAACAAATCCCTTGCAAAAAGGTGGTCCATCTGAGAAAAGCGGTTATCACAAAGCTTTGAATGATACTTATGATGAGGATGAAGAGCGTAAGTATGCTAATCTTGATAAACTTAAAGAAAAGTTGAAGAATCCCAATCTTTCTGATAAACAGAAGGAATCTCTTAAAAAAGAAATTGCAAGAATGGAGAGTGGAATCCAAAGAGAGGAAGCGGAAGAGAGAATTCACAAGGAATCTAAAAAAATTGCAAGAGATAGACTAAATACATTTATGACTAAGAAATCTACATTTGATAAGTTGTTTGAATCCGTTATGGGTAATAATTTTGACCAGCAAGAGGATGCTCAAGAAGTTGATGCCCTCGGCCTTGGTGATGCTCCCATGGACGATGAGTTTGGAGATGACGAATTCGGTGACGATGAAGACCAAGTTACATTTACTCTTGATCGTGCCACAGCACAAAAGCTTCACGATGTTTTGATGGGAGTTCTTGATGGTGGTATGGAAGACGAAGGAGATGATCTGGACTTTGATGAAGGCGATGATTTCGGAGGAGACGACGAAATGGATGAAGATAACGAAGAAGAAGATGATTTCTCTTATGACGAAGATGAAGAGCGCGGAACGTTTCCAACTGACAAGGTTGGTAATGACGGAACCGTAGGTGCCAAGGATGGCAAGGGTGGTGGTCAACAACACAAGCTCCAAGGTCGTAGCAACAAGGTTAATGGCCGTCCCCAACCAAAAAACCAAAAAACCAAGGTAGTGGGAACCACTGATAAGGTTGGTAATGACGGTGATTATGGTCACGCTCTCCACGGTGCAAAGCAACCTGATATGGGCAAGCAGAACAAAGTTTCGGATATTAGACAGGCAGAAGATTTCTTCCGCTAATATGAATTAAAAAAATAAACCTAAGAAGAGGGGATCGTGATGATTCCCTCTTTTTTTGTTAAGTATTAGCATGAAGTCCTTTCTGGAATTTTTCGAAGAGCGCAATGGTGTGATACTTGAGTATCGACACAAGGATGGATTTGGTGACATTAAGCAATCCCTCCACGCCAATAATAAGAAGGGGGGTAATATTACCCGCGATCCCCTGACAAGAAAGATACCATGGAACAAAGGACCGTATAAGAAGATCAGAACAGCAGGAGAGATTCTGATTGGGGATGATCTGTTAAAGGAATTGGGACAACTCAATGGTGTGGAATTTAAAGATGGTAAAGAGATCAAAAGAAAAAACAGTAATCAAATCCTAAAGCTGTTCACCAATCTCCATGGTCAACAATGTGGTAAAATCGTAGAAGTTAAAAAATAATGGGTTGTCCAACAATTCCACTTTCCTGTCTCACTCCTGAAAACATCTTTGCTGGTGTTTATCGCCCCAATTGCGGGGGATTTGCCGATCCTTCCAATTTCAAGGCTGAAAGAGCCATATTCAATTCCCAATTTGGGGAGCTTATCAATAATTATGGGGTGGAGATTGATTATTATGTGAACACCTTCAACCCAAAGGCAATGAACTCCATCTATGGGGAACACACTCTCATGTATTGGCTCGGTCCAACAGTTATCAAAGCATATATCCAGATGGAGAATGCCTCCCCAATTTATGCTCTGGCTGGTATGGATTCCCCCGATACTTTGACACTCTATTTACATATTGATGATTTTAATGTCAAATTTGCTGGACTTAGCGTATTTGATGGTGTTTTAAGAGATGAAAACAATAATCCCATATTAACGGAAGCAGGGGAGCAAATTATTATTGATCAGGAAAATGGTCCATGGGCTTGCGAACCCAAATCACAGGATAAGATCAGGGTGACACCATTTGGATGTGATAGGCCGAATGGCAGGGGAGCCAAGATATTTGAGGTTACGGAAGCTCTGGATGAAGATGCCGCTGAACTCAATCCTGCAATGGGTCATTATGTTTGGAGATTGAAAGCTGTTCGTAGTGAGCATAACTTCACCACCAATGAACCAAGGGAAAATATGAATCATCAAATTGCTGATAATTCTTTCTTCGGTAAGCTGTCTTCCACGATGTTCCCAGAATTGACGGGAATGTATCCGGGTCTTTCGGCAGCATTTTTGTCGCTATCTTCTGTTCTGGATGATAACAAGATATACACCGAAAGTTCCGATGAAATCGTGCAAAGGGATGTGTTTCCTCCATCCACGGGAGGTAGTGATGGTAGTGTATATGGGAATTATTTCTAAATAGGTAATATGGGTAGGAAAAAAGATACATATATGGGCAATCCTAATTTGCCCACAGCTAGTGCTACATTCGAATATACACCAGAGATGGTGGCTGAGATTGCCAAGTGTCGGGATGATATTTTATATTTTGCTGAAAATTATTTCTATATCATTGAGCCGGATTTAGGTAAGATTAAAATACCGTTGTTACCATATCAGAAGCGGTTGCTGAACGCATTTAGAGATAACAGATTTAATATTGTCAACTCATCTCGTCAATCGGGAAAATGTTTTGTTGGTGATACTAAAATAAAAATACGAAACAAAAAAACAGGTGAAATAGAAGAAGTTGAAGCTGAAAAGTTTTACAATTCTATTAAAAAATAGACAAATATCTAAGCGATTAGACTAAATATATACATGACGAACAAAACATGTATAATTACTGGAAAATTATTGTCAGATGGAAAAAAGTGGAAGGGTTGTCATAGTAGAACCTTGTTTTTTATATATAAAGATAATAAATTTGATTTAGAAAAAACTAAAGAAGATGTTGAAAATAACTTGATATATATTGACGAGTATGATGAATATTATTCTTGTTGGAGAGCAGCATCCAGATCATTGGGAATGAGATACAATCTGAGTGAAGTTGATAAAATATCTCTCTATGAAAAATATTTTAAACCGAATAGTAAATGTAAAAAACATGATTGTAATAATCAAGTTCCTTATGATTTTTTGAAGTATAATACTTGTTGTTTGTTGCATTATAATCAAAATTTGAAAAGTTTAAAATTAAAAGATTTTAAATACACCTGTTTAGAAGATGGGAATACATTCACAAGAATAAATCGCTTGACTAGACACCTCAAAGGTGTGCTAAACATCGATCCAGAAGATTATTATAAAAAACATATTAAAAAATGTGATAGTGAGGGATTTTGTAAATGGTGTAAAACCCCAACACGATTTAAAAATGTGCGAGATGGATACGATAAATTTTGCTACAACACATCTTGTAATGTTTTGTGGTATAATAAACATGAAAATCGCGCTA